CGTAATTTTTTGATAAACAACATTACACGGATTATTTGCAAATCCGTGTTGGACCCTATTCATTACTACTCTGGCTACGGCGGCTTGGCCTTTAATAGACTCACTGCCTGCCTCATAGAATATATTTTTAGCCATACACGCTAGTTGCTTTGCATCAATTTTAGTAATAGGATTTGTGCTATCAAATACTAACGTGTGTGTAGCCGGGCTTAATGGACTCACTATCAATATGGTAGACCATAATAATAATGCGCTTAAAAAGATTTTAACATTTTTTGAAAAGGTTAACATATAGTTCTTTCTCCCGTAGTATAACACAGGAACAAAATAAATTCAAGTGTTTTGGTTATTACAACCAGCAGTCACAGTTGCATGTAATGACTTGTTCAATTGCATCTGGTACAGAGAATTGTGCAGGTTGTAATACATCAGATGTATATAACGTGCTTAATTCGGGCGGTATTAAGTTTTGATAAGGTGATTTTGCTAGACTTCCCGGAACCAATGGTCCACCTGTATCTACTGGCTCTGCCTCTATGTTATATGTCTCTGTAATCGGGTCATAATAACCTAATGGTAACGTATTATTCGGGAACGCTGGTACTGAGTTAGCGAGAACACCGTTAGCTATCCATTCTTTTTGATCTTCTATAATATCCGGGATGTTATTATCCAGTGGCACTCCAACATAATTTAATCTATCTTGATTTCTGGATTGTCGCATTGCGGCAATTACACTTTGTCCTGCAACAAATGTTAAATCAGAAATTGCTTCTAGTGTTTGGGCTGCCATGTTAGGTTGTGTTTGTTTTCCATATAACGGCAACGTATCAACAAATGAATATATAGGAATAGGATATTTATTTATAAAAGCATCTCTTGGACTAGGTAAAGGGGATAATCCTGTATTTCTTACAAGTTGTTCATTTCCCAATTGGGTTCCAAACTGTTCATACAAATCATTTAAATCTACTGATGCACCGGGTCTAACTGTACGAATTAATGCAATCTCTGTATTTGCTAAATCAATTTGCGCCTGAACTGCTATGTTGAATGCAGGAATGTCACCTCCCGGGCCAGCAACAATTGTATCATATAAAGTTTGATATATCGAAACTAAGTTGGATGTTTGTAAATCTGTTATTAATGTTTGTAATTGTGGCCAATTATATGGTAATCCAGACATAGAACCAAAGAAATCAGAATATGTTAAAGTTTTATACGGGCCTGTTCCTAATGCAACTAGGTCGTATGCCGACTGTGCCTCAACTACATCAATCGGTACATTGGTTCCATTGACTAAATCAAGCCCCTGTGTTGTTTCCATATTTGCAACTACTTGAGCAAATTTTTCTATGGGAATTTGAGTAATGTTTTTAACTTGTTGCAGTGATGCACCAAATGCACCTGCTGTTACCGCAATATCAGGTGGCAATATATCAGCTAGATAAGAACCAAATCCCTCTACTAATATTTGAGGTGTAATAACTAGAGTGTCAGATTGTAGGGTGGCTGCTCGTACTACTGATTCAGAAATTGAATCTGGTATGCCGACTAGTTGAGCATCAAAAAATCCTGGCAAAGGTGTAGATGAGCCTCCGTCAGCTTGTATAGAATTTCTAAGGTTTTCATATCTTATAGCCATTATTCACCTCCTCCACCGCCATCTCCGCCGCCACCACCGCCATCTCCGCCGCCACCACCGCCATCTCCGCCGCCATCTCCGCCGCCATCTCCGCCGCCATCTCCGCCATCTCCGGTGCCATCTCCGGCGCTGTCACCTTGGCCCTCTCCTACGCCAGTACCATAGCCGTCATTACCATAACCCAAATCAATAGGTGGCATACCCGGTGGTATAATAGTACCAACTACCGCAACCACAGCAGGAGAAAGAATCTGATAACTAAAGATAGGATAATATGTTTTACTGTTTGTAGGAAGTCCAGGCTGTGCGTTATAAATAGGTACTGTCAATGTTTCATAACTATTAGGAAATAATTTTTTAATATTCAATAAGTCTGCTAACGTTTCAAGACCTTGTGTTTTACAATTCAATGAAACTAATATGCTTGCTAAATCTACACCCGAAATAACATTAAAGGCAGCATATATTTTTTGCTGTTGACTGGTTGTAACATTTGTATTATTAGAAACTTGAGCAACTTCAGCGTCAGTTAAACCACTAGCCAATAGTGCTAACACAACTGAATCAGTTAGTGCATTATATGTTTTTAATGTTTCTAGTACATTAGAAGGGAAACCAAAAGTTCTAGTTTTACTTAAATTGATTGCTTTACCTAATGCAATTAAATCTTGACCAAATACTCTAGTTGACAAACTAATACCGGTGATATCACCGGTAATCAAGTCATCCATATTACTATATGTACCTTCTAAGAAGGTAAATGAATTTTGTAGAGCCATTATAGATTGATTAGAATAATCAATAAATGAACTTGCTTCCGTCCATGATCCCAAGAAATCAGTATAATACCCTGTTAAATTTAAGGTATCATTATAATTAAATTCATTATATGCTTGCCAGGCATACAATCTTACAAAGCCATAACTGGCAGTCTCGCCTGAGTATGCAGTGGCCCAACCAGGATAACCGGAATAGTCATAAGTACTTGGTTTAGTATTACCTAATGCAGGTATAGTTGTACTACCCATTGCGATCAAGTTATTGTATGTCGTAGAGGTGAGATTACCTGCGTTATACTCGACCCAGCCTTGACGAATAGCATCTGTAAGTTTGCTCAATGAGGATATCGATCCGTTAGTATAATTGCTTATACTTGTGCTTGAACCCATATATCCGGCTGCAAAGTTGTTAATCCAAAAGCCTTTGCCCTGGAGCAAGCCACTCATTACATTAACGCCTAACGGATTTTGTTTTCCTGTATCGCTCATGGGCAAAATACATCACTACTTCCTTTAACGATGCTATGACCGCAGGAATTAGTTGAGCCTATTCTTAGCACTGGACTGCCTTCAGCAAATACAGTAGGACTACCTGAAGTGGTAGTCGCGGCGTTATGGGGAGGATGGGGTTTTCCCCAAGGAGCATGTGGGCTAATTTGACTAACATGTAGTCCTATAGGAAGTCCATTAACAAATACGGTGCCGGCGCCACGCATTATAGTTCCGCCAGTTGTATTTGTATCTCCTTTTCTACTCACCCCTGCCATATTTTATCCTAAAATTAACTTCTTCTCTGGTACTTGAATACCAGTAGTTGCTTCAATATACTTGACTTTAATACTATCATCAGTTTGTGCAACCATTGCAATACTATTAGTATTTAGTTTAAATTCTTCCTTCGGATTTGCGGTAAAAACGCTAGGAATCATTTGTAGACCTTGTTGTCCCGGGGCAATAGAGACTGGCTCTGCTATGATAATAAAATCTGCTCCTGCTAAAATAACTTTAGCAATGAGTTCTTCTCCTGAATTTAATTTGAATGTGTATACTTCATTTGTTTTTAGTGCTACTTGCATTAGATACTTTCTGTTAGTTTTTGTTTAAGTTCGGTGAAACCACCAATTAATACTCCGTCTAATATAATTTGGGGTACTGTTCTTGCTGTTGGGACTGCTTCAAGCAATTCTTCTTTTGTATATCCGTCTCCAATTTTTCTTTCTTCAAATTGAATACCTTTTTGAGTCATCAATGCCTTTGCTTGGTCGCAATAAGGACAGTGATACTTAGACCATATAATTGCTGTCATGTTGTTTTTCTCCTTTAATAATTATAGCATAAAAATCCATAAATAAAAATAATTATGGCATAAATACTAGTGTAGTTCGCGGAAGTGGAATTCCCAACTACTCTATGATTGAAAAGGAATCACAGCATGACTATTTATTACATCTATGCCTATCTAAGAAAAGATGGCACCCCTTACTATATTGGCAAGGGTTCAGGTAAAAGAGCATTTCAACCACACCGTACAAAAGAAGGCGGTGTACATACTCCAAAAGAATCTACTAGAATTGTATTCTTAGAACAACGACTAACTGAAGTCGGAGCGTTTGCTCTTGAAAGACGCTATATCAGATGGTATGGTCGCAAAGATATCAATACCGGAATATTACATAATAGAACAAATGGCGGTGAGGGAGGTAGTGGTGCTATCAGGTCTATTGAGTTTAGACAAAATGCTAGTCAGTCACTGCTGGGCAAAAAGAAGACACCCGAACATATTGCTAATGTGGTGGTGGCAAGATTAGCCAGCCCCAAAGCTAGGGGATATGTCGCTTGGAATAAGGGTTTGCCCAACATAATGAAGGGCAAACTATTAGGACCTAAATATAAGGTTATATGTCCTCATTGCGGATTGGAAGGTGGTTTTAACGCAATGAAAAGATACCACTTTGATAACTGTCGTCAGATATTAGGTAATGCATCGTAATCTAATGTCTCAGACATAACTCCTATTATGTAATTGGTACTTTCCGTTTCTTGCAGTGCGGACTGTTTTTTACTAGTGTCAGTGTGCTTGTTGAACCACGGAATAGGAGTACTTTTTGGTGCTGGACTATTATATCTAATACCAATTTCTTTTAATGCTCCTACTGCTGTATAATCAACAAAGTCTTTTAATACGGTTGCGTTCAATCCGATGACCGGGCCCATTTTGAACAAGTAGTCTGCCCAGTCTTTTTCTTCTTTAATTACATCCATGTAAAGTTGATAGACTTCACTTTCGCATTCTGATTTAACTTGTGCGAAACGACTATCTTCTTTAACTACTTGATTAATAAGGTAGGCAGTCCAACCTTTATGGAGAAGTTCATCTTGGAGAATTAAACTGATAATATTGCCATTACCAATAAAGATTTTGTTCTCAACCATTGCTAACGATGTAGCGAATGATACCATAAAGCGGAATGCTTCCAATGCGTAACTGGCATGCAATGCCATATAAATTGCTTTGATGTGTTCTTTCTCATTCACATCTTGATCTAACTCTTTGCGACAATTAATTTTGTGTAACTCATCGTAATACTTTCCAACACTACTTGCCATATCTACAATCTCTTTTGTATCATGTATAGTATTGAATACGTCTTTAGGTACATTGTAGATGTTGCGAATGATGTGACTATAACTACGACTGTGAATATTAGTTTCAAAGAATGACCAATTGTAAATCAATGCTTCTAGTTCAGGCAATGATACGACTGGAGTGAACACTTGACTAGGTGCTCGTCCTTGTAAACTATCTAGTGCAGTTTGTCTTAATAGGTTACTGGTAAAGATATGCTTTACAGCGTCACTTGCTTCTTTGAAGTCATTGGCATCTTTTGTTAGTGATACTTCTTCCGGAACCCAAAAGAATCCACGTGCTGTTGTTTCAAAATCCGCAATCTTTTTATATTTTACTTCTTCAAATCTTTGAATGGTTACGGGACCTTCTGGGTCCAAAAACATTTTTCTATTCAAATAATCTGTCTTAGTGTGTAAGTTGTATTGTTGTTTACTCATAATTTACATGCCTCGCAATCTTCTTCATCCATATCATTAAAGCCACTTGGCAAATCTAATACAGTTTCATCTTGACTCTTACTACCTGCTTTGTTAATCAAGCTGTAGTAAAACGTCTTTAAGCCCCAATAGTGTGATTGCATCAAGTTTTTAGCAATCAATGTCGTTGGGACTTTACGTTCAGGGAAATGTGCAGGATTATAGAATGTGTTAGTACTCT